CGCTACCCAAGCGTTGACGGCTCAGGTGGGCGCCGAGCAAACGGCAGCGCTGGCAGCTCAGCAAGCCCAACAGCTGGCCGATACGATCCAGGCGCAGAAAAAGGCTAACTCTGATATCGAGGCCCGTGACCAAATCGCGCTTCAGAACAACTGGAAAGCCACGCTATTGCAATTGCAGGCAAACCAGGACCAAGAGCTATATAACGCCAAAGAACAGGGCGGCATCGATATCAATGAGTTGGTAGAGACACAACAAGACGAGCTTACGGAGATATATACGAATGCCGGACAAACAATACAAGACTTTTTCGACCACCTTAGCGTCTCAGACGCAACTACGGGAAGTGATGTAACGCACCTCGCGGCTCAACAGGCCTTGACCGATGCAGCCGTTTCTAAGGCATATAACACAGGTGACATAAGCTCTGCAATAGCGTCTATTAATTCCTTGCTGAGTATGACAGGAACCTTGTACTCAACAGGCTCTGAAGTTTATGCTGATGCTGTTGCCAAGGAGTCTAGTGACCTCAAGGCCCTTGGGCATGCCTTGGGAATCCCCGGTTACGCCACCGGCACCACGGGAGCAGCTCCCGGCCTCGCCTGGGTGGGTGAGAAGGGGCCGGAGATAGTCCAATTCCGCGGCGGCGAGACGGTCTACAACGCCGAACAGAGTCGTGCGATGTTCGGCCCAGTGACTCGCGGCTATGCTACTGGGACAGCCGCTGGTAACGACAACAGCGACGTTGTTGCTCGCCTAGATGCCGTTATTTGTAACCAGTCACTTCAGATCACGGCCCTTTCGGAAAGGATCAATGAGGTCACTGGAGCACTCAAAGAAATCACGTCCGAAACACGTCGTGATCGAGCGGCGAGAAGGGTCAGAGGTTCAACATGACCACAGGGGTTATCGGAGACGAGTACGTAAGCCAGTGGCCAATCGACGCCGGGTTTATCGTGCAGGACCCTGCTATCGTAGCTTACCCTGGGTACCAGCCTTCTGTCTCAGACTACGTGGTACTGGGTACCGCATCCTATTCTGACGGGTCCGTTGCTTCCTCTATCCTGGCTTCGGATTACATCGGAAGCGATGTCATAGGGAGTATGGCCGTCGGTTACGGTAGCACTCTATCGTCTCTCAACTCGACCACAATTAGAGTTTCTGATAAAGGTTGGCGCACTCAACCCTCGGACGCCATCCCAAATACGGATTTTGAAGGAAGACTGGAGCTACCACAGATAGATTGGTCGATTCCTATGTCTCCGTCGCAAACCGCCCGTGTGGTAGCCACATCCGCCGTGATTAGGCTGGCGAACGACGACGGGGTTTATGACGACTTACCCGCTTCATACGGGGTTGACGGGCAGTCAGTCACGATCTCCTTGTTGCCGTCCAGAGGGTCATCTACCACCGATGCCTTGCCTGTTTTTAAAGGGGTTGGTACGGCATGGGTGGTCGAACGAGGAGCCCTTGACCTTACTGTGAGCGACATCGGGTGGCAGCTCTCACAAACGCCCTTCTTACGGCTCTATGGAGGTACGGGTGGAGCGGATGGCTACACTGACCCCTACACGCTGCTATCGAACCAAGCCGGAAAAGGTATTCCGAAGTGCTACGGAATCTGTGAAAACATCTCTCCAGTCTTGATTGACCCGATTAATGGAGTGTACCAAATTCACGACGGGTCAATACGGTCAATTGACGGCGCATATTGGATGGGATATCCGGCAACTTCGGGAAACTCATATGGTTCGTATGCGGCATTGGCATCCGCAACAACTGCGGCCGGTACCTACGATTGGTCGATCTCTACATCGGGCAGCTATATAAAACCAGGAAGTCCGACAGCATCCGGCCAGTTTACCTGCGATGTCCATGGAGCACTTGACGCAAGAGGTGAGTATTACGACGACCATGCTTCGGTATTCTACAATGCTCTATCCACTTTTATTAGCCAATCTAATTTCGACTTACTTTCTATCGGGCAGTTCACCGTTGGGACTCCAGGGTCAATGGGGATATATGTCGATACTCAAACCACATTATCGGACGTCGCCGATACGATCATGGTGTCCTGCCTCGGGGTATGGGGAGACTTTGGCAATGGCCTGATTTCCGTTTTCCCCTTAACCCAAGCGTCCTCCGTGCAGAGCGGAACCCAAATAGATTATCGACACATCACGGGGGAAATACAGCCGATATCCCTCCCCTCCGAGGTATCCCCTTGTATTTGGCGTGTACGGTGTGGGTACGCAAAGAACTGGACGGTTATGTCGGGAGCCCAAGTCGCTCAGCCATCTGGAAGTCTAACCGTAGATCGGAGGAACTACCTGCAATCCCCTTATCTCGTTACGTCCCAAAGCGCCCCAACTCGTCTCATGAGAAACCCGAAAGCTATCGATTACCCCACCCATAATCTGGAGGTCATGAACATCGACGCTGGTCAAATCGGTAGTAATACAACCCTTCCCATTCTAAATACCCTGTTCGCCAATAAATCGGATGCGGACGGTATAGCATCAAACCTACTAAATATCTGGAAACCGGGGCTATGCGCGTATTCTGTCCCGGTCGGGTCCGTCTGGACAACGCTCAAACGGTACCAAAACATATTTCTTGTTTACCCTCGGTATGGCTTTTCCTCTGGAAAATGGGTAAAAGTCGTTGGCGCACAGATTACGGGAACCAACGCGCTGCTGACGGTGGTGGGGTAGCATGGCAACGGCATTGTTTTCGTTCGTAAACTACTTCGACCTCCTGTCGGCATCGCTGTCTGCGTCATCAACAGCGACCCCAGGCAATCTGACCGTCGGTAACCTCCAAGACCCACATTTGCGACGCATCTGGAGGTCAGGGTCGACTACGGCAACCCTCACTGCTGACTGGGGCTCTACCACCGCAGCCGTAGGGGTTGGAGTGCTCGCCGTTGCGCAGCCACCGGACCCCGGGCTGTTTGTGCAGGACTACCAGGATGGTAGGGGGCATTACAATGGATGGATGGCTCCGACCGACACGATCCGACACCGACTTTCAACGTCTTCTCCGACTGACGGTGACCTATACGACAGCACAGCGCTGGCTGGCGGATGGACAGCGGGTTACGGACTGTCGGTTAATGTGCTACCTACGGCCGTCAGCCCACGCTATTGGAGAGCAGATTTAGTTGCTTCTACCCCCGACTATATCGATCTCGGCCGGATGTGGGCGGGTCCAATACTGTCCGTTCTAAACGACGTAGGATACAATTGGTCAGACCAGTGGGACGATGGGGCTATCGTTACATCTGTACCTAGGTCTGGAGCCGAATTTGTAGACCTAGGTATGCGCCGGAGGGTGCTCGACCTTTCCTTACCCGCTCTAACAGAATCAGAGGCCAAAGGTACCTTCAAGGAGCTGACTAGGATAGCCGGAATAGGCGGTCAGGTAATGTGCATTATAAGCCCAAGCGATGCGACATACGCTCCGACTCAAGCTATCATCGGTCGTATAAAACAGGTCAACCCAATAACACAGTCAAATCCGGCTTTCTACTCCACCTCCTTTACCATAACCCAGACTCTGTGAAAGGAGCCATACTATGACTGTGCCCACGGCCTTCTTCAGATCGCCCTTCGTCTACCAGACCGCTCCGGCCCCGAATACCGGGAGTGTCTATATGAACGCCCCGGTGGCGCCGATGCGGTCCTTTGTATCGCAATTTAATAGCGGAAGCTATGTTTCGTACTGCATAAAGTCCATAGACGGTACGCTGTTCGAGCAAGGATACGGGACGGTTACGACAACTGGGGGAACAGATGTTTTGGCACGTTCCGCTGGGAACGTCACGTCCGGAACGAACGGGGCAGGAGTGTTGGTAAATTTCACCGGGGTTGTTACCGTCACGAATGCCAATCCGGCAATCCAAGACACAATCGACCTCCTCCCTACTACCGTGACTGCCACAACAACGCTGTCCCCGATTTGCTCCCCTTTAACTATCGCTACAATGGATTCGTCAAGTCAAACCCTCACCTTACCGGATGCCAGAACACTTCCTTTGGGTGTCATACGATACATTTATAGAACATCCGGGGGTAACGGTTTTTCCATTTTGGATTCTTCCGGAGGAACTGTTGTAGCGTCGGCGTCAGCGTCATCCATGTATGCGCTCGTCTTGACCGCAAATACGACAGCGGCGGGTACCTGGGCGCAGTTAGGCGCAACTACCGCCTCCGGATATGGAATATTCACAGGAAGCACCACTTGGGTAGTCCCGGCCGGAGTGACTACCGTTCGGGTGTTGACTATCTCGGGGGCACCGGGATCAGGATCGGGCTGGTATCCAGTCGGCCCATCCTACGGTTCGTCGTCAGGTAACTTCGCTGTTGGAACGTACTCGGTCACGCCAGGGACTCCCATAACCATATCAGTGGGCGTCGGTGGAGCCGCAGGCACAGGTCCCGCAGTCGCTGGGCTTACGGGCGGAACGACATCTTTCGGGGCTTTACAATCAAGCTCCAGCGGTACCGGCAGCTCATTTACCTCAGCCGGAACGGGAGCCGCAGCCGGTGGCTCGCCTGCGTCCAACGGGGCGTCGCCAAACGTATCCGCTCTTAGCATACTTATAAGGGCGTCAATCGCTGCCGGGGCCATCGGAACCGCTCAAGGATCCAACAGTGGGTACTATGGCGGAGGCGGCGCGGCAGGCTTGCTGTTGCCAGGCGTGGCTAACCCGTCCGGAGGCAACGGCGGTAATATAGATGGCTATTTAGGCGGGAGCGGAGGAACGGGCTTTGGTGCCGGTGCAGGTGGTGGTGCCAATCATCTGAATGCCGTGGGTGCCAGTGGTGGGAACGGCGCCCAGGGTGCCGTTTATGTTGAATGGTAAGGGGAGGACTTAGTCATGACGACTTGGGCAAGCATCGGCGCAAACAACAACCTGGTTCTGGCGGATTTGACCACCGTCGATCCCGTGGACAGGTTCGCGCCCAGTATCAAATGGGTGACGGTGCCGGACGCTCTGGCACAAGACCCGATCGCGTGCCAGGTCGGGCTTGTGGTGGCAGCCGATGGTGTAACGGTACAGGTGCGCGACCCAGCCGCCTATGCTGCCGTGGTGAAGGCCAATCTGGCCGCCTATGCCATCGGCAAACAACAGGCGTTGTTGGCTGCGGTGTTCAGTCACCCGCTGGCAGACGGCAGCGCTACGCTGACCACAGCCTGCGATCCGGTGAGTTTGACCGGATTGAACAGCCTAACCCAATGGGCAACCACGCCAGCCCTCAACGCCAGCGTCGGGACGAGGGTCTACTACAACGTGGACTGGTCCCCGCACACCGTCACCCCCGCCCAAATGGCCGAGTTCGCCGCGGCCATCGGGGCGCATGTGCAGGCGCTTTACACGGACTTGGCCACCGTCGTGGCCGCGATCAACGGCGGCACCATCACCACCACGGCTCAGATTGATGCCGCCAACTGGTCGTAACGATTGCGCTCTGGCCGCACAGACTGTCTGGGTCGCCATCACCACCACGGCTCGGATTAATCCTTTCGGTACCGCCGGCCCCGCCAGCCTCCCGACGCTCTGACCGGCCACTCCGCCGACCAGGGCTCGGTCTGGGAGATCAAGCGCTCGAACTCCTCGACCGAGCCCCAGCCGATGGGCACCTCTGCGGCGATCTCGTCATAGACGTGCTGGACCGGCCGGTAGCCTGCGGCGGCGACCGCCAGCATGCCGTTGACGAACACGTCCCGGCAGGCCGCTTGATCGAGGTTCTCGGTCAGTCGGCCGCCGTAGGTGCCCATTCGTTGCCACCCCATCGGACCCATCTTTGGGTTCGAGTTGTGGGTCATGTAACTGAGCTGGAGTTGACCGGGGCGCTTCTCGGACGGGTGCAGCTCGGGGTGCCGGTACGTCAGGAACCGGCCAGACGGCAGGCGCATGAACAGCGCATCGCCATGACGGATGAAGTAGATGCCCCGGTACTGTGTCCACCGCTCGGGGTTCTGCACGGCCAGGATCGCCATGCCTTCGAGGCCGTGGAGCTGCGGCACCTGCCCGCCCCACAGCGCAACGACGGCGGGGGAGGCGGCCCGCCACGCCAGGATGGCGGCCTTTATCTCCTCGTCGTCCATGTGCTCGTCAGCACCGAACGCCTTCCAGGCGCCGATCCAACCCTGATAGCCTGAGGCGAGTTCTGCAACTTTTCCGAGCCTCTTCCGGAGCGGATGGTGCTGGCCGGTCTCCTTGCGATGCGACATGAAGGTCTCGAATGGCACGCCCGATATCTTCGCGGCCGACATCTCGTAAATCTTACCGTGCGTTCGGAACACCTCCCGCCGCCATTCCTCGCCGGCCAGTTCCGCCAGCCCCACCGCCTCGATCGCGCTGTAGTCCGAGCTGACCAGCTCGTGACCGAGCGCCGCGACGAACAGCCCTCTCAGGCACCCTGCGACGGCGTGCAGGGCGTCTCCGAAGATGGCCTCCACCACGTCCAGGCAGCGCGTCGCAATGGCGTCCAGCGCATCCTGAGCGGCGGCGGCGCACCAGTCGGTCGCGTAGGCCGCCGCCGTCGAGCCGCACCACGGGCACACCGTCAGTCCCACCGCGTAATGCCGCCCGCATCCACACCGCACGACCGGCGGCCCCGAGGTGGGCAGATTGGTAGGCTGCGGGCCGCCTCCGGTCCAACGCCCCGTGCGGGCGCCGTGGTAGGTGAACAGGTCGTGCAGCCGGCCGTCGGCGGCCAGCATGTTCCGAATCGCGTAAAGCTTCTTGACGCTGGCCGACCCGATCAGCGCCCGCAGTTCGAGGGCGCGGCGGGCATCGCCCAGGCGCATGACGATGTGGTCGTGGAGGTTGGGTGCGGTGGTGGCCAGACGCGCGTCGAGGCCGTCGGGTGGCACTGTCGGATCGAGATTGACCGCAACGAGGCGGGCGACCGCTTCCTTGGTGACGTTCCGAAGGGCGGTATCGGGCTTCTCGACTGCGTTCAGGCGGTTCTCGGACGCCGCCCACGCTTCGTATGTCCGCCGCCGGTACTCGGGCTCTCCCAATTCCTCGACCCGCTCCCGCACCCATTCGGGCCGCCCCATCGCCGCGAGCGTATTCTCAACGTGCTCCTCGTCCAGGGACTCCATGTCGACGCCGCACGAAAGCAGCCAGAGACGCAACCGTGCCGTCTCGGAGGCGTTGCAGCCGGCAAGCGCTTGCAGCTCGCCGTTATACCGTTCGAACGCCTGCTCGATCACGGCAATGCAATCCGCCATGCCGTCCTGATCGATCGCGATGCCACGGCTGTTGATATCGTGATCGAGGTACCAGACTTCTTGCTCCCGATCGGACAAGTCGGGCAGCCGGTGGCTCGCCTCGGCCTCCGTTTCAATATCCCGGATGTTGTAGGAGACCAGCCGGGCGAAGTCCTCCGGGTCATCCTCGGGCCGGATGCGGCGGCGCGGGTCGGCCTTGGTTGGATTCCGTGGGACGCTGAACTTGTCCAGCAGTCGCTTGCCGTCCTTATCCTTGCGGAGCGTGAGCTGCATCGCTTCGCCTGCCGCGTCCAGGCTGCCAGGGTACCCGGCGGCGCGGGCCTTGGCCATCGTGCAGCGCACCTGCCGAACAGGTAGCTCAGGCCAACCATAGAGCCTCGTGCAGACCCGACCCCAAATCCAAATTTCGAAGGGCGCGTTCCACGCCTCGACCAGCCGCCCGGCGGCCAGGTGGTCGAACAACGGCTGCGGGTTAGGCTGGCCGGGCCGCCATGTACGGGGGCCTGCGCCGTCGTGGAGGTCGTAGGCGAGCGACAGCACCTCGGTCTCTGGACGCTCGGCATAGACGGCCGCTCCCACTACCGAGAGGCCCTTGCGCCCCTGGCTGGCGTTGGGAGGCCCGCGCCACTTGCCGGCGCTCTCGTCCCAGACGTAGCCGGCGGGGGAGTAGGTCTCGAAGTCCATGCAGGCCAGAACGGTCGAGACGCCCATGTCGGCGGGGCGTTGAGCGCCGTAAAGGGTCATAGGAGCCCCGAGTCCAGGTTACCCGTGATGCACAGGACAGCGCGCTCCCGATCGCTCCTGCCGGCGCAGGAATCGAGCCCGTACCAGTACCCCATACACCAGTAGGACCCGAGGAAGCTCCAAGCGTAACCGAAGATCATTTCGTCACCACCCCCGCTTCGGCCAGCATCTCTGCCGCCACTTCAAAAGTCCGTGAGCCCATACTCGTCGTTCCGTCCGCCCAGACGATGCGGGCGACGCCGGCTTGGATCAGCATCCGGGCGCATGGCGCGCACGGCGCGTGGGTCGCATAGACCGTGGTCCCGAGCAGGGAGACGCCGATCCGTGCGGCCTGCGCCACGAGGTTCTCCTCGGCATGGGCGCACCAGAGGTACTTCTCAGGGTTACTCGATCCCGAAGTGCCTACCCGATCGGGCATATCCTGGACGCCACGGGGTGGCCCATTATAGCCGGTGCTGACGATCGCCCGGTCGGGGCTGACGGCGACGGCACCGACCTTGGTGCTGTCCTTCGACCAACCGGCGATCAGCGCAGCGAGTTCGAGGAAGCGTTGGTCCCAGTTGGTCATCGGTCGTTCTCCCGGAGGAGAGCGGGCGGCAAGTCCTGGCAGGCACGGCACAGCCGTTGCCCTTCGGGAGACCGCTGGTCCTCCACGCGCATGCCGCAAGCCGGCGGCCAGACGGGGCAGGTGACGGGCCGCGCGGCGTCGAGGTCAACCGAGGCGTCTGATGATGTCGGCATAGTATTGCTCCTCTCGTTCGATCAGAATTGCGTGGTGGCCGGTGTTACGTGCCGCGGCGCCTGTTGTTCCGCTGCCGGCGAAGGGGTCGAGTACGGTGCCGCCTGGTGGGGTGATGAGTTTGATCAGCCATTCCATGAGGGCGATCGGTTTGACCGTTGGATGCTTGGACTCGCACCTATCGGCCTTCGAAGCCTTACTTGAGTAGAAAAATCGAGCGGCCGAAGGCTCCTTGCCGGTCGTCTGCCCCTGCTGGCCCGGCGCGGTCGGGAAGCACGACAGAACCTCGTCGGACCCGTCGTGCAGGACGTTGGCGGGCCATCTGCCGAGCGTTGTCTCGCCTGCACTGACCGACCCGCCGAGACCGGGAGCGTACGTGTTGGTATCGAGCCGACGGTTACTCACGACCAGTCGCCGGCCGGGCGTTTGAGTGAACGACACGGTGCGAGAGTCGCCGTATTGTTTGTCCTGGCTTGCCTCGCCCTCACGTTCGGCCGGAGCTTCCCCACCAGTGAGTGGAACTCGGCAGGCGTCGATATTCAGGCCGCCGACCCCGTGGGCGAGGGCGTTACTGGCGAGCGTGCCGTCGAGCGGCTTACGGGCCAGCACGATCGGCTCGTAAGCCGGCTTCAGAGCGCTGCCCCAACCGGCCCATTGCTTGGCGGCGTCGGTGGCTGGCGCAGTCTCCAGGTACTCCCCGCCTGCGAAGTCGGCCGCCTTGTCGATAGCCTTCGACACGTCATGGCTCTTAGGGAAGCCCGTTCCGTACAGCCACATCAGCGAGTCCCGTATCTCAAACCCCGCGTCCTCGATCGCGCAGGTCATCCGATGGACCGTCCGGGGCGAGCTGAATGCCGCGAGGTGGCCGCCCGGCGGCAGCAGGTCGTAACAGAGCCGCCAGAACGCCGGGTCTTGGGCGATGTCGCCTCCGTCCCAAGTTTTGCCCATGAAGCCGGTCGAGATGCGGCGGCCAAGCGCTGACGATGCGGGTGCCGCCGTCGGACTGCCGAACCGCTTGACCGTGCTGAGCAGATGGTACGGCGGGTCTGTCACGATCGCATCGATGCGGGTGCCGGCCAACAGCGGCAGGACGTCCCAAGAGTCGCCGGGGATCGCGGTTACCATGCCAACTCCTTAAAACGAGCCAGGAAGCAGGCCTCGGCACAAGGCGGGTACTGGTATTCGATCGTGATGCCGAGCGGTGTCCCGAGGTCGCGGTAGCATGCGCCGGGCATCAGCGCGGCCCACTCGTCGGCAAGGATCGACCGTTTTAACCGCCTCCGGCACGTCCGCCGACAGCCCGAACCGTCCGCGAATCGCGTCATCGTCCCCTCAATGCGTAGTAGAGTTCTCGGCACGCCTCGGCGTCGGCCAAAGCGTCATGGGCGCAGCGTATTTCCTTGCCGCAGATGATCCGGTACGCCTCGGCCAGCGATGGCGTTTTCCACTCGTTGCCGTAGCCTGCCGCCACCTGCCTGTCGGTCGGCGGGATGCAGGCGATGTCGCGACTGGCCTTCATGCAGCAGAACCGTGGCGGCCAAGACTCTCGGGATATCCCCGACCGGGCGAACATTGTCTGGATCAGGAACCAATCGAACTCCGCGTTGAAGGCCACCACCTCCGTCGCCAAGTGCAACCACCCGAGTAAGTACAAGGCGACCTCGACCCGGGGGCGGCCGGCGAGAGTGGCGATCTCGGTCGTAATGCCGTGAATCGCTACCACGTCGGCGGGTACGGGCTGCATCGGGACGACGTAGCTGTTCATCGCCACCTCCGTCTCCGTGAGGACGGACAGCTGAAGAACACTCGGCTGGCTCGGCGCGTCCACGGGGAGCCGGTAATCCGGCAGGCCCGTGGTCTCGGTGTCGATGAAGAGGATCATTCCCGGCACGCCGCTTCGACAGCGTTCAGCTCCTCCAACTCTTCCGAGTAGTACGCGACGGCCTCAGGGTCTCCAGACTCCGCTGCGCACTCGGCCGCCCGTTCGAGAAGGTTACGCCAGCACCCGATCCGTGCCAGAACCATTCCTCCGAGAGTGCGATGACCGCCGTTCATACGGCACCTGCGCGGCAGGAGAGGACGTGCATCTCGGAACGAAGGTCTTTAAGGGACGCAGCACGAATGGAAGCAAGGCACCTTGCGTTCTGCCGCGTCGCCACCCAATGCCCCCATCGCCGTTGGACGGCCCAACGGGCGCCGTTAACCTGGACTACCTTCATACCGCGCCCTCCAACTCGTGCCGGTACTGCCGCCAGCCAATCAGGTTCCCCAGTTGCCGCTCGCCGGGCAGCATCGGCCGAGCGACGTGCTCGAACGGGCTGGCGTGGAGCGGGCGAGCTTGCGACATGGCAAGGCCCTTGAGGTAGTCGTCATGAACGCTGGTCGCCCCGTCAAAAGGCCGGTAGGACACCCTGGCGCAACGGGCCGCAGAGGCCAGCGGCCAGTAGCTCGGCCCAACGGCTTCCGCCTCCGTCGCGTCAGAACGGCCGATATAGGGGATGCGCCAGTGCCCTGCTGGGCACTCAGTCGGCGCGCTCTCCGCCAGGGCCGTCCGGATCGCTTCGGCCAGCAGTTGCATGTGCGGCTCGGCGTCCGGGTGGCAGCGGAGGGCGAAGAAGTTATCCCACTCAGTCGCGCTGATCAGGCCGTCCACCCACATCCATGGTTCGAGCAGGCGGTTGATGTTCTGCTTATGGGGGCGATGCTTTAACATGCGGTTAGCCGCATAGAGCACCTCGTCGCGCGTGGACAGCCACCATGCGGTCAGGTCATCCGCTTCGCCGCCCGTAATGACCTCGCGGCCCTGCATGCCCGGCTGGTTGCGCGTCCAGATCGGGATGAACGTGTCGTTGCAGACCTCCTCAAGCAGACGATCGGTCGGCACGGCCCGGCTGGAGCGGGCGTTGCGTGAGTTATGGACCACGACTCCGTTAGCCAGGAAGTTTGGGTACTTGCCAGCAATCTCCAAGTCATAGGTCTGCTCTTGCCCACGGTAGTCGATAGAGTCCACGACAACTGAGTCCGCGTACAGGTAGGTGTCGCCCTGCCAACCTTGAACCGCGTGCTCCTTTTTATGGC